GGATCGGGGGCCGTCTCGGGCGCGGCCTGGGGAAGCATACCGACTTCTTCGAGGATCTTCCGACCCTCGGGGGTGTGCACCAGGTCGAGGAACTTCCCGGGATCGTTGTCGCTCATGCGACGGACGGGAGCGGGCAAGGCGTCGAAGGCAGCTTGCGCCTCATGCACGCGGTTCAGCGACTCATGGAACGAAGTCGCGTCGGAGAAGTCCCCGTAGCTGGGCTGCTTGGCGGTGCCGAAGACGGGTTCCCCGTGCAGCCACTTGCGAACGAGCTTGTTCGCGTCGGCAGCGCCGGAATCGGCTTGCTTGGTGCGGGTCGGGCCTCCCGTACGGTGGGTGACTCGTCGGTGCGGTCGGCGGTCGTCGCTCATCGCTTCCTCCAGGCCTCGCGGGCCCTCTTCTTCCATTGTTCGAATTTTCGTTTGGCGAGCTCGCGGGCGGCATCGGCCGCAGCAGCACCGGCGGCCTGGGGCGTCCGGTGCTTGCCGGTGTACTCCATGATCTTGCGGCCCTGGGGAGACTGGCTCACGCCTAGTGCCGCAGCAGCAGCAGGATTACGAAGAGCAAGAGCAGCAAGTCCGGCAGCGGTGCTCGGGGCAATCCCAAGAAGTCTTTTTCGGAGGTCAAGGTCAAGCTCCTTGATCTGGGTTTCGGTTTTGATCCCCTTGGTCTGTTCTTTCAGCTGCTTCGCAGTGCCGCGCTTGATCGCCAGGTCGGCGGCGAGCTGCGTCGCGCGGCCAATGGCCTCGGCGGACATGGCACCGGCGGTGACGCCCCGGGAACCAGTCCCGGAGGCGTGAGGAGCGCTCGAAGGGCTGGCGAGATTGGAGCCGGTAGCGCCACGGGAGACAGAGAGAATCCGGTTCAGGCCAGCGCGCTCCAGGTCGAGAGTGGTGTCTTGGTGCGCAGTGCGGCGAAAGCGCCGAGAGCGCTGGTAGGAAAGCTCGTCGAGAACCTTCTGACGCTTGAAGGCGCGACCAGATTCCAAGGCGTCGGCCGCGATGGATTTCGACGTATTGTAGGCGCTCACCCCGGCCTGGACGACGGCGCCGACCACGGCGCCGATTGCTCCTGCGTCGCCGCCTCCGGAGCCCATTAGAAGTGGTCGATCAGGCCCGGAACCGAATAGGTCGGCATCGGGCGAGCGGTGCGGAGCTTGAAAAAGCAGTCGAGGAGGAAGTCGGGCTCGTCTTCGACGGCGAGCACCCGGTCGAAGGGCGGGTCGTCCTGAATGAACGTGTCGTTGAGGGCCGGGAGGCTGGCGAAGTCGAGGGCCAGGTGCCAGGAGTCGAGAGGAGCGGAGGCGGTCGAGCGGAAGGTGCCAGAGACGCGGGAGGGCTTGTAGCGGTATTCCGCGTAGCGCTCCTGATAGCCGAACGTCTCGTCGTCGGCCGACGATCCGTCGGCAAAGATTTCCTTGTTGAGAACGGTCTGTTCTCCGAGGTGGGCCAGAGCGGGCCAGTACATGTCGAAGCGCGTTCGACGGTTGAACATGCGGTCGAGGCCCTGCTGGTAGGTCAGGTCGGCGCGGACGTTGACCAGGCCGATGACGACGCAGTGTTCGGTGAAGGATTTCATCCAGCGGGGGTTGTCGTAGGCGGTGGCGAAGCCCGCCAAGCGGCCGACCTGGGATTCGGGGTTGGTGGTCGGCACGGGAGGAGGGGTTGTGGTTGCGACGGGCGTGACATTGATGCGGGTCGAGGAGCCGCCCAGGTACTCGGGGCGTTGCAGCCGTGCGTCGGGGGAGGTCACGCCGAAGTGAGAGCGGACGATTTCCGTGTAGCGGGTTCCGCCGCGTGCGTCGCGCTCCAGGAGGCGTTGAACCTGGAAGGCTTCGCGGATGTCGTTGATGGTTGCGGCGGTCGCAGTCGAGAGGTCAGCGAGGAGTGTGTCGTTCGGATCGTAGAACTTGTCGGTTCCGGAGCCGCTGGCCTGGAAGGCACCACCGGAAGAGGAGGCGAGATCGGTTGCTCCGGAGAGAGCGCCGCCCGCCAAGGCGTTGCGGATGTTGCCGCCGAGCGTGTCCGGCCGGTTCGGGTCCACGATGATCGGGGCAGTTGAGCCGAGCGGAAGCTCGACGGGGGAACCCTTCTGAGCGAAGGGAAGGGCAGACGTGAAATAGTCGTGACGCTTGCCACGACGGAGGAGCTCGTAGTCGGTGGATGTGTCCGGGCCGTCGCCCAGGTCGACGACGGGAGAGTCCTGAAGATTTTCGTCTCGGAACCACTCCCGGAACACGAGGTTGTAAGCCCGATGCCAGAGAGAGCAGAACTCGAGGTCGGTCACCCCAAGCGGGATGCCGATATAGTCGGACAGGGTGTTCTCGGTGACGGTTTCAGTCATCACCGGGAGCATGAAGTCGGTGGAATCACCGGGATCGTCCTGGGCACCGTTGAAGCGTTCCCAGTTCGACCAGAGGAGGCGGTACGGGACCGCGAACCAGAAGGTGTCGAGGAAGAAGTTGTCCATGACGGGCCAGATCGGCGTCGCCATGCGCGCGAAGAGGTTCGCCGTCATGTTGAACGTGTCGCCGGGAAGAGCCTCGTCGCAGTAGATCGGGACGAGGTAACCGGCATCGAAGGTGGTCTTATGACCGTGGCTCCGGTCGAAGACGGAGCGGGGGATATCGGCGCGAGGGATCTGCGCGAAGGAGTGTTGACCGGCGGTGTTACCCGCCGGGTTTGAAGTGGAGCGGATGGGGGACATTCTAGTTGGCCTCACGAAGCTGAGAGGCCAAACCCAGGGCCTCGGGGGTGGGATGAAGGTCGAAGACCCCCTCGGCCTGGTCGAATGTCCCAAGCTCGAAGAGGGAGAAGTCATCAGGATATTTGGCGAAGTCGTGTGACGCCTCGCCGGGGGAAGCGGGCTTCGCCGCTTCCGCGAAGGAGCGAATTGCCACGCCGCGTGAGAGCGCGAAGAAGGGTTGGAGGAAAGCATCAGCTTTGCAGTCGCGGACAGCCAGAACGGTGAGTTTCATAGGGTTAGCTCCTAGTGGTGTTGAAAGTAGAGAAGGATTACCAGAAAGGCGTAGAGGAGTGCAAGGAATTTGAGGAGTTGGATCACAGGTCGCGTTTGAGGGTCTGGAGGGTGGATTTTAGAACCTTCTCGCGGGTGTCGAGGCGGTCAGGGGTCAATTCGGTGGAGCGTTGTTGGACGGCGCGTCGCCGTTTTTTTTTCAGGGCCTCAAGCTCGCCCTCGGGGAGGTTGTTGTCGTAGAAGCGAGGAGGCCGGAATGTTTTGCCGCCGATGACCACCTGGTCGGAGGGATAAACGTCGCTCTTAAAGGCTTCCAGCCAGGGAGCGCCGATCCCAGGTCGGCGGGACATAGTGACGAACTCGGGGCGGACGTTGTAACGCTCGCCAGTGTCAGGGCGAGTTCGCTGGTAGTGAGTTTCCGCATCAGGACCGTTGACCTTTTTCATGCAGTAGCGGGCGCAATAGGCGGCCGTCTCGTAGGTCAGGGAGCCGATGATAGCGTGGCCATGGCCCCAGGTCTTGGTGAGGGTTTCGGAGGTCCAGAGGCGGTGAGGTTTGTGTTTGTAAACCACGCGGTCGGCCCGGAAGTCGTGGCCGAAGATCAACGCGTGGTAGTGCGGGCGGTGGTTTTCGTCACCGTACTCGCCGCACATGAAGAAGCGAAAGCGGCCGATTTTCCGGCGCAGGGCTTTCGCAAAGAGTTGCCACACGCGGACGTCGACGGAGCCGACCGGGATGATCTCGCCGGTCTTTTTGTCGACGCGCTCCGGGGGGAGCTCGCGGTGGGTGAGGGTGATGAAGCAGTTGGCTTCATGCATGGAAGCTTCGTGCACGCAACGGGCAGCCCACTGGCGAGAGCGTTGGATCCGACAGCCGATGCATTGGCCGCAGGGCAGGTCGACCTTGCGATCGACCCAGCCCTTTTTCGGAGAGAAGACCACGCCGCCACCAGGCGCGCGGTAGGCCTTCAAGGGTGAGAAGCAGGGCACTCAGATTCGGAAGCCGCCCCGCATGGGCCGGCCGCGGGAGTTGATCGGCTTGGAGCCGGCCCCCTTGCGGAAGTTCTTCTTCGAGGCTCGTCGGGACATTTTCTTGCGTCGCATGGGGCACCTTTCAAGTTGCGGTCACTCAGCACAGTTAGCATCAAGAAGGCTAACTGTAGAGCCCGTGACCGGGCTAGGAGGACGCCCCCGGGTTATCCGGGGGCGTCGGGTCGAGC